GAAGGAAGACAACCAAGATATTTCTGATACGACAATCGTCACAGTCCGAGCAGCGTTGAGACAGTTCTCACAGCTGCAAGATCTCAAAAAGCGAATTAGATCGACTGCACGACACTTGGTCAAGTATGGTGATTGCTTCTTCAGAAAGACGTCTGACACAAAGAAGTGGGTGCCAATTGACCCAATGCGAGTGGTTGGCATTCACGTTGATGAAGAAGGGAACAAAATCGCCTATGAGGTGAAGAAGTTCTCGGTGAAGCAAGCAAACTTTTATGGAACCTCAAGCGTTGAAGAAACGGAGACGATTCCAGCAGCCGCAATGATTCACTTCAGCATGGCTGATGATATGGGTGACTCAGCTATCTTTGGGCAGTCCATTTTGCGCCCAATCATGCGTGTGTATCGTCAGCTGACAATGCTGGAAGACGCGATCATGATCTACAAGATCGTGCGCGCCCCAGAACGCCGTGTGTTCTACATTGACGTTGGTAACATGAACCAAGCGCAAATCAAGCGCTACATGGAGTCGATCAAGATTGAAATGCGTCAGAAGCGCGTTCCTGGCACGCAAACATCTGGCTATAAAGACACAGTTGACGGTCAGTTGGACCCAATGTCGATGCAGGAAGACATCTTCTTCCCAGTTACTGCTGGTGGCAAGAGTGGCCGTGTTGAAACCCTGCCCGGTGGCTCAGAGGACTTTGGCACAACACTGCTTCGTGAGTTCACAAACAAGATCTCAAGAGGTTTGAGAATCCCAACGTCTTACATGGGTTCTGGCGCAACTGCAGGTGGTGAAACTCCAGCACAGTACAACGACGGTAAGGTTGGTATTGCGTACATTGAAGAACTCAGATTCGCCAAGTTCATCATGCATCTGCAAGAGCGTATGAATGATGTGTTCGATCAAGAGTTCAAAGTGTATCTGAAGGTCTGTGGTTTGATCGTTGATGATGAAGTCTTCACGATCAGACTACCTGACCCTGCGAACTTCGCACTGTATCGTCAAGCTGCGCTTGACGCTGATCTGATTAACGCGTTCAAGAACATTGAAGACACCGATCTGCTGTCTAGACGCATGATTCTGAAGCGTTACCTTGGCCTGACAGATGATGAAATCCAGATGAACGAAGTTCAGTTGAAGGAAGAGCGCAACCTCAAGGAAAACAGCAAGGTGCCTATGCTGCAGCAGTTGTATGACAAGAACGTTAAGTTCCCAACTGTTACTGTTGATCCAAATGATACTGTTGATTCAAATGATACTGTTCCTGAAGAGGGCGCAGACACTGGTGAATTTGGTGATGAGGACATGAGTAGAGCCCCTTCAGGGCTATTGAGTGGTGAAGGTGATCACCCTCCAGCAGACAATTCCGCTGGAGCCGAAGAAGCACCGCCAGCAGCTGAAGAAACCCCATAATCGGTAAATAGCCCATTAGTGAAAGGATCACACATGTCAGAAAAGCTAATTCTTAGCGAAATGCTTACACCTATCAGTGCTTGCATCACTGAATCAAAGGACCAAACTGGTGCTTTGTACATGTCAGGCATCATGATGCAAGCGGCTATCAGGAACGGAAATGGCCGTGTTTACCCTGTGAATGAAATCAGGCGTGCTGTTGATGAATGCAACGCAAAGCTGAGCAAGGGTGTTTTCATTATGGGTGAGTTGAACCACCCTGATTCATTGCAGATAAATCTTGCAAATGTTTCTCACGCCATTACTGAAATCAGAATGGATGGAAACAACGCAATTGGCAAGATGCGTCTGCTGAATACACCAAGTGGCCAGATTGCTCGCGCGATCATGGAAGGTGGTGTGAAACTTGGCGTGTCTTCACGTGGTACTGGTGCCGTGAATGAGAGCGGCGAGGTTTCAGACTTTTCATTCGTCACGATGGACATTGTGTCGGTTCCATCGGCACCTGATGCAATGCCAAATCTGGTGACCGAGGCACTTGGGTCAAAGAAGATTATGACTCTCGCTGAGGCGGTTGTGAATGATCCAAAGGCTCAGAAGTATTTCAGAAAAGAAATCTTTAATCTAATCGACGTGATCACAAAGCGCTGATTCGACGCTGACGACGCTATATATTCTTGAAAGGAGATACTTGTGGAAGACCAAAAAGAAATTCTGAAATCTATGCTCAAGAATGTCATCGCTGGCAATGAACAAGAGGCTGCTGATGAGCTGCAAACTTACTTGCTAGTTAAGTCACGCGAGACTCTAGGAGTTGAGGCTGAATCTCAACAAGCTAGCGCTGATTAACAATATAACCCACCAAAAAGTGCACAATTTTTGGTGGGTTATCTTGCATCTGCGTAAATACCACACCGAAACATGTTTTTAACATGCCACGGAATTTAGGAACATCGGGCAACCGATAAAAAAGGAGATAGCTATGGACGAAATCCTAAAGAAGCTGCTTCAAACTGATCTTCTCAACGAAGAAACCAAGCAGCAAATCTCCGAACAATGGACAAAGGCAGTTGAAACCTTCAAGCAGCAAGTGCGCGAAGAAACAACGTTGGAAGTTCGTTCGGAGCTTGCTGAACAATGGATTCAAGAACGTGATGATCTGGTCTCGAAGGTAGATGCACTGGTTGCTCAAACCCTTGAGAATGAGCTAAGCGAGCTTCATGAAGAAATTGAACGCGCACGCACCCAAGAGGTTCGTTACGCTGAACAGCTTATCGAGCAAAAGCGTGAAATGGCTGAGCAAGTTGACGAAGAGCTTGATCGCCTCGTTGACAATATCGATAGCTTCTTCACACAGCGCCTCGAAGAAGAATTTGCAGAGCTCAATGAAGATCTCGCATTTGCACGTCAGAACGCCGTTGGCATGAAGATCTACGAAGCCTTTGCTTCTACCTTCGCTCAAGTCAATCGCAATGATGACAGCGCATCTTCTAAGGCACTTCGCTTGGAAGCACGTGTTGCTGAATTGGAAGAAGCTCTCACTGAATCTGAACAACAACGTCTGCAAGCAGCACGTACTGTTCAGATGGAAAAGCTACTTGGTAATTTGGCCGGCCAAAAGCGCGAACAAATGGAAATGCTTCTCCGTGGCGTTGAAACTAGCCGCCTGGAAGAATCATACAAGTATTTCATTGGTAAGGTTCTGAAGGAAGATAAGCAGCAAGCTACCCAAGCAGCTACTACTCTGTCTGAAGGTCTTTCCACCCGTAAGACTACGCTTGTGACTGGTAATACTCAACTAGCGGAATCTGTTCAAGGCGATGACTTCGCCGAAAATCTGAAGCGCCTTGCAGGCCTCAAGAAGTAACCTGTCAACTTTTAGGAGACACTCATGAATCTATTCGAACAAAAGCAATGGGATTCCGGTAAGGAAATCATGCTCGAGGGCCTGGAAGGTACCAAGCGTGACGTTGTTGCAATCCTTATGGAAAACCAACGTAAGCACCTGATGGAAACAGCCGCAGCTACTGCTGTTGACAGCACTGCAATCGGCAACTTCCAGAAGATCGCAATCCCAATGATCCGCCGTATCATCCCTGGCACTCTGTCTACTGACCTGGTTGGTGTTCAGCCAATGCCTGGTCCAGTCAGCCTGGTGTACTCAATGCGTTTCGCCTTTGGTGAATCCGCTGACGGTAACGGCAGTGCTTCAAACGACATCACCGCTGGTGACGAAGTCTTTGCTAACAACAGCAAGATGAAGCGCTTCTACTCAACCGCTAACGTTGGCACAACTGGCTACCCACCAGCTCTGACAGCCACAACTTCAACTGGTCTTGCTGCCAACACAGCTGACTATGAAGGTTACGGCGGTCGTGCAATGCGCCTCTCAGTGTTGAAGCAAACCATCACTGCTGGCTCACGTAAGTTGCAAGCTCGTTGGACCATGGAAGCTGCTCAAGACATGAGCGCACAACACGGTCTGAACCTCGAGAACGAACTGACAGCTGCTTTGTCAGCCCAGATCGCTCACGAAATCGACAACGAAATTCTGACTGACCTGTTGGCTCTCGCTGGCACGGCTTCTACCTATGACTTTGCAGCAGCCCCAGCTGGCTTCGCTCCAAACTTCATCGGTGACCGCTACGCTGAACTTGGTATCCTTGTGAACAAGCTCGCTAACGAAATCGGTGCTAAGACCCGTAAGGATCCAGGTAACTGGCTCGTCGGTTCACACCTCATCACCTCTATCCTGCAATCAGCATCGAAGTCTGTCTTCGCACCAACCGTGCAAGGTAACTTCTCTGATCCAACAGGAAACAAGATGGTTGGTGTCCTGAACGGTCGCATCAAGGTCTATTCTTACAACTGGGGTCTGAACGATGCTTGGTCATTCGACCCAGCTAACGTTGCAACCGCTACCGGTACAACTGGTGAAGACATCCTGATCGGTCTGAAGGGTGGCAACAGCGAACTCGACGCTGGCTACTTCTACTGCCCATACATCCCATTGGTTTCTTCCAATGTGGTCATGGATGCAAATACCTTCTCACCAGCAGTTTCGCTGATGACCAGATACGGTAAGGCAACCTTCACCAACACCTCAACATCCCTCGGCAACAGTGCAGATTATTACGCTCGCGTCCGTGTGATGAACATCAGCTTCAGCTGATCGTAAGTTGTTGCTCTGCAACAACTTTTTATAAAGGGGACCATTGGTCCCCTTTTCTATTTCTCTGATTCCCAATCACCATAATAATACGCGCAGTTTCTGATTACAATAAATACCTTGGAGGTTTTTATGGCAATGAAACGACTGCGTGTTTGCGCGCAATGTAAGACAGAAGAATACACCTTCTCAAAGTCTGAAGTATGTGCTACTTGCGTATTAGAAAACAAACGCAGTGAGCAACTTGCTTTTGAAAAGCGCACGCTAGAGTCATATGGGTATAAGGTAATTTCAGGACCAACTGTAGATGCACACAACCATCGAAAATGGAAAGTCATAACACCATGTTGTGGCCAAGAATATGAGCCACTTTTCATTAGTGTTCAGGCAATGATGGATCGTCGTGGCCGGCCTCCATGTAACCATTGTGGTGGCAAAGAGCGAATGAGTAAGGCGCTTGACGCTTATGTTGAGCGATACGGTGTAAATTATGATCCGCGTGCGTTTAAAGATTACACCTCAATCGTGAGAAAAGTAAGTGAAATCTCTTACGCTAGTTGGCGGCACCTCATAAATCCTGAAGGTGTTACTAGAGGTCAGCATGATTGGCATTTGGACCACAAGGTTCCAATTAGTTGGTGTTTCAAGAACGGAATCTCTCCTTATCACGTTGGTTTGTTTACCAATCTGCAAATGCTGCTTGGTGCTGAGAACATTTCTAAACATGACAAGGTGCCAGAAAATGTGAATGATATTCTTTACGGCAATGTCTTGAATGTCTTAAGTTATCACACCCCCGTTTTTCAGGTGGGCCGATTAAATCTATGGCCGCATGATCTTCATAAAACAGAGGTCGTAAACTCAATGTTGGCGTACAGACTAGGGTTTACAAGAAAGCTAAATGCTCGTGACTTAGAGATTAAGGAAGTGCCAAAGTC